GTCTTATCTTTTGGTGTGCATGTCTTCTAGCAATGTTTACGTTGATTGCCATGGGGAATAAGAGAGTGCAGAGGTATATCGTTAACGTCGTACTACCTAAACTCTCATGGGGAGATGAAGACGCCGAAGATGCTGTACCCAAGGAGCTTAAGAAAAGAGTTGAAGGATTAAAGTCCACATTAGTTGAACTACCAGAGGAAGTGAAGATAGAAAAGGAATTCCTGTCTGATGATGATATAAAGAAAAAGGTTGCTGAAAAAGCTCAAGTAAAGATATCATCGATGTCTAAGGCTCAAGTTCTACAAGCAGATCCTCCTAAAAAGAAAGAAGCTCCAGTACTCTTGAGTAGTGAAGCCCTGAAGGAGTTGTGTTCAAATTTACCATCGACAGTTGACAAACCTGATTCTTCCGAGGAGAAGAAAGACATAGAGGATAATCAGTTGGTCGATGTCAGCGTCGATACTGCCGTTCAAGTTAGAGATGAACACTTAGCTGATACCTCTAACAAAGCTCTTGATGAAGGGAGGCAACGCCGTAGCGATGGCCAGGAGTAATTGGGGTGGTCAAACCACTCTCACGTTAATCGCTGGCAATCGCGTTGCTGACCCAGTGCCACCAGCCATGGAAGCCCCTGTCAGATTATTCGTCAAGAAATGCGAAAAACCAAATTGCCCCGGATATATTGCCAAATGTACTCTCAATAATTGGCATTTATATAAAGATTTTTTGGTTAAGAAAAGCAATTGCTTCAAAAAGCGCAACACAAACGGTGATGAAGTCATCGTGTATAATAGCTCGAAACTCACAGTCAATGAGTTTGCAAGTTTTAATTCCCCAGTTCAGCAGATAAGGCTGAGCATGATGGTAGTTCATGGGAAGAAAGAAGGTTTACTCTCTCACTACAGTCAGCATGACTCCGTATGCGGGCATGATTGGGCTAGTGATACCGTGTACCATAAGTTGGTGCATAAGGCCGAGAGTTTAAAGAAGACTTGTAGCTTGGGCAACGTTACGCTGGAGATGACGAAAAAGGGACTAGACGCATTCAGCAAAGATTTACAAGGGTTGAGTAACAACGAAGACAGCATAGGTAGATTATGTAAAAAAGATCTAGACCTCTTAAACTCAGGCATAAAGGCTGAGCGTACGCTCTGCTTC